GTGAAGCCAGCCGCGTTGGTGCCTGGAAACTGCGCGATGCCTGGAACCTCAAAGCCAACCGCATACGCGATGCCGAGGCCCGTTACCGGCACGGGCACGGTGCTGATCCACGTCACCGGCTCCGAGACCTCGCCATCCGGGTAGCCGAGGCGCGCACCGCACAGCAGCCCCTTCACGTAGTCGGCGAGCGCGGCGGAGGCCATCGCCTGGTCGGCGATGCTCTTCAGGTCCTGGTCCGCGCAGGTCACCATGTAGCGTCCGACGGTGTTGTACGCGAGCCGCTGCGCGTCGCCGAGAGCCGAGGCCTGGTCGCCATCGTAGTAGACGCGCACGGCGGGCGGCGTCATGATCAGCTCGCCATCGGCGTTGAAGTCGGAGTTCGAGATGGCCTGCACGTCGACGCCCGGCATCTGGTCGGTCAGGAGCTGCATCAGCGTCTGCCACGCGACGACGCTGGCAAAGCTCGATTGCAGGTTCATAGGAAGCGTGCTCATGAGGTCACCTGCTGCATCGTGCCGGGACCGCGCGTGATGACCTTGCCGACCTTGACCATCTTGCCCGCGAGGTATGCCTCAAAGCCCGACGCGATGTTCTTCGGGTCTTCAGGCCTGAAGACCAGGTACGGCCTCGCGGGGATGTTCTGAAAGCGGCCGCGTTTCGTCTCGCGCCCGGCGATCTTCGCCTGCGGGCCGATGCTTCCGCCGCGCCGATCGGCGCTGCCGAACTGCTGGACCGCCGCATAGACCCGGTTCGTGCCGATGGTGAGCGTGTTGCCCGTGACCTGGTAGCTGATCGAGCCGAAGAGCCGGCCGCTAAGGATCAGCAGCTTGTGGCCAGTGGTGTAGCCCTTCTTCTTCATGGTGCTTGCGGCCAGGCGCGGCCAGGAACCGGCGGGCGAGCCTTCATCGCGGAAGGTACGGGCGATCGAGGCCCGCATCAACTCGCCAGCCACGCGCAGCATCAGCGGAACGTCCGAGACTGCGACCTTTGTCTCGTCCAGCCCGACGAGCACCTCGCTGTTGTCCACCTTGACTGTGAAGGTATCGGCCATCAGACGAAGCCCTCAAGATTGCACTCGGTGAACCGAATATCCTGGCAGATCGGCGTGACCGGCCCGCTGGGAACGGATTGCGGTTGGGCGGCGCTGACTGGTTGATCGAGCGACGCCTTTCCCGCGGCGATCTCCTTCAACAAAGAGACCGCATCTTCATACCGCTGGCGCACGGCCTCGGAGATCTGCTGCGGCCGCCGCGTGAACAGCAGATACACACAGATGTCCCGGCAGATCGCCGTGGCCGTATCGCTGGCCTGGAGCGGCGTGGTGTAGCGGTCGCGCACCCGCGCATCGATCAGGCCGCTCGCCTCTTCGAGCGCCGCCGCAACCACCGTCGCGTCCGGCTGGTTCTGTCCGGCGTCGTCGGTGAGCTGCGTAAGCTGCTTCAGGCTGATGCGCTGCAGCAGATCGGCTTGGGTGGCGTAGGGCATCGGCTAGCTTGCACCTTTCGCGACTTCGAGCTTCGCCTCTTCGGCCAGCTCGATCGCTTCGATCATCTGCGCCTTGTTCTGCGCGGTGTTCAGCTCCAGGTCGAAGTTATCGGTCGCATACGCGATGAGCTGCGACTTGGTCATCGCGCCCAGCGCGGCGGTGCCGACGTTCCGCTCTTCCTGGTTGTCCACCTCAGTCTTCGCGCCAAGATAGCCGAGCGCCTGGAGCTGCGCGCCGTCGGCCTCCGAAAGGATCACGCTCGATCCGCGCGGATGCGTCTTGCCTGTAAACACGGGATGGATCACTTCGAACTTCGGCATCGCGACTCCTTTTGTGAAACCGCGCGGCGCGAGATTGTTGGGCCTCGCGCCGCGTTGCTGCTCTCTCTTTTCAGGGTTACCTTAGTAGTTCGCGACCGGCGCGGGGATGGCCACGATGGCCGGCGCCGCGACCGTGTTGGTGAAGGTGTAGAGCGTCTCCGGAGCGGTGATGCGGACGTCCCAGTACCAGTCGGTCGAAACCAGCGTCGTCTTCGAGCTGAGCGGGTACTGCGGTTCCACCAGCACGCCGTAGCCGTCGACCGTCTGCGAAGCCGCCGTCCAGACGAAGGTCTTCAGCGCGGAGAGATCGTTCTGGCTGCTCACGTCCTGCACGTAGGCGAGGATCGCGGACTGGCCCCAGACGAAGCTGCCCACGTTATTCTTGTCCACCTGGAAGGCCGAGGCGACGACCGTGTTGATGCCGAAGACAGTCGAGAGATCGTCGAGCGTGATCGCGCCCTTCACCGTGTACTTGAAGCGGTCGATGATCACCGGATGGTTCTGCAGTGCGACAAACGTCGGATCCGAGATGATGAGCACGTTGGCCAGCACGCCGGACTGCCTGACGACGGCCTTGGCCGCCTCGACGTTCTGGATGGGCTGCGACGTTCCGTTGATGCCGCCGCCGTACTGGTCCCACATGGCCGCGCCCGCAAGCGCCAGCGTGTTGGGCGTGTTCGTCGGGTTCAGCAGCAGGTTGGCGAGATAGACCTCGCGATCCAGCAGCAGCTTGTCCATCACGTTCTGCGTAGCCTTCGCAATCTCCGAAAAGCCGAAGCCCAGGCCATACTGCTCGGTCTCGAACGGGATCTTCGCGGCGAGCGCGTGCGACTTGCAGAAGTAGCTGGCGGTCGAGAAGCTCGAACGCACCGCCTGCGGCGCATCGCCCGGCGCACGGAGCGTCTGCGCGTCCAGCCGCATCGCGCTGCGATCGTGCACGACATACTGGAAGGTCTGCCGGTCCATCGGGCAGCGAGGCGCAAGCATGTCGCCGATCAGCATGTTGTTGCGGTACATCTTGGCGAAGTTGGCCGCCGCTACGTTGAGTTGACCGCCGGTAAAAGGACCTGCAAATGCTCCCATGCTTTACACACCTTCTTCCGCGCTTGGCGGAGAGAGATTTTGCTGCGCCGCCCTGCTTCGGGCGGGTAGAGCTACCGGATAAACGGGTTCACGAAGATCACGAACTCGTCGCCGGCAACAGCGGCGGAGCTGCACGCGCGTCCGACGACGTTGTCGCCGACGGCGGCTGAAGGGACGAACTGGCCCGCCGCGTTCGTCACCACATACTGGCCGGCCGCCACGGCAGCCCCCGCGATGGCCGTCGCTTCGCCCAGAATGACTGCGGAGACTGGATCGCCGACGAAGACGGTGGTCTCGGCCTGAACACCGATCGCCAGCGCGTTCGCCGCTGCGGCAGTGGCGGCCGTGTAGTCGTTTGCGCCCTGCACCAGCGCGAGGCCGCGAAGCTGGTTGGCGGCGGCCGCCTGGTAGGTGTCCGTGTACGGCTTGCCGACGATTCCCCTCGTTGCTACTGCTGGCATGGCTCTCTCGCTCTCCGCCCATCCGGGCTTGTGCTGCTAAAGTCTTCCGGGCCTCCGGCTGTTCGGAACTTCGGCCCGGTTCGGTGACCGCCGTCTCTTACAACCGGCGACGTGAAATCTCTCTAAACCGCTCCAGCGGCCGCGCCACCGGGGATCGTCAACTCGGGGCGGAGTTCGGCGACCTTGTACATCGCGGTAGCGTAATCGACCTTCTTGTCTTCCATGTAGCTCGTGATCGCTTCGGAGAACGCGACCGAGTTGACATCGACCTTGCCGGGAGCGGCATTTACGCCCTTCATGCCGCCAGCTGCAGCAGATGCGCGAGCGCCGGTATAGACCGGAGCCGTCGGGACGATGGAGGTGAGGCCTTCCATAAACTGCACCAGCGTATCGAGCGGCGTCAGTGTCTTCTTCGCATCGCCCTCGCCGAAGCTGACCGTCTCGGTCGTCTTCGCGAGTTCGTCGAAGACCACGGGAAGCCCCATCCGGTCGAAGGCCGGAACCCACTTGCCGGAGGCCTTCAGCTTCGAGACGGCATTGGCGGCGCGAGCGCGGACAGCGGCGGTCTGGGTTGCGGTCTGGTTCTCGCTGAAGCTCGCGGTGTGCGCCGCGAGCTGCGTTGCCTGCGCGTCGATCTTCGCCTGCAGCGGCGCAATCGCAGCGGTCACGGCCTCCTGCGCGATGCGCTTCGCATCGGCC